AACCCCCGGACCGCTCAATGTGGAAGTCGCAGCGCCGCCTAAACCAAGCGACTGTAGCAGTGAGCCGATCAGGCCTCCGCCCCCAGTCAGCCCTGTCCCACCAGTCAATCCTGACTGGATGAGCTTGAACACTTGCGACTCGGCCGCCTGGATCTCCATCTTCGCAAGAGCCCCGACGAAGCTGTCCGCGAGCTGCTGGAAATTGGCCTTACCCGTCTCGGCGAACTTGACCAGGTTGTCCGTCAGCCCGTTCAGGAAGGCCGTCGTCGCGCTCGCGACCTGGCCCGTCGTGTTATCCGCCGACGCGCTCCAGTTCTGCCACGCCTTTTCAGCTCCCCCTTCCCAGTCCGTGTCGGCAGCGGCCAGCTTCTGCGTCGTGTCCTGGTGGATCGCCACCGACTGCGCCTCGTACTGCTGCTGCGCGGTGATCCGTGCTGAGAACGCGGTCGTATCGATCTGGCCGCTCAGATACTGCTGGGTGAGCGTCGCGGCGGCCTGGTTCTCCTTGCCCTGCGCCTGCGCCTCGAAGCCCGCCTGCGCGCCCTGCGATTTGCCCAGACCGGCAGCGGCTAACTGCTTGTCGGCCGCCTCCTGCTCCTTGGCGATCTGCGCGTTCAACGCGTCGATATATTTGTTGGTCGCGTCCGTCTGCTTGTTCGCATCAGCCACGACAGAGTCGCTGATCGACGTAGCAGTAGCCGCGTAGCCGGCAATCGCTACGTTCGCCTCGGACTGCGCCTTGGCGATAGCCTCCTGATCGGCGATACGCTGCCGGGGACTCGTCGCCGGGTTGTTCAGGTTGGCCGTGAGGATCGCTTCAAGCCGCGTGTAGTAAGACAGCTTCTGCGCCAGGTCCTGGTCGTTAAGCTGATTTTCCTGGGCGTAGAACTGCTGGTCAGAAACCAGCCGGGCCTTGTGGTCGTCGTCGAGGATCTTGCGCTGGTTTGCGAGCAGCGAGTTCTGCTGGTCGAACTGATCCTTCAGATCGACCTGCGGCTCGCGCGCCTCGGCGTTGGCAAGTCCTGCCTGTCCCGGAGCCTGGCCGCGCTTCTGGATCGCAGCGGTGAGGTCCGCGCCTTGGCCCGGCTGCACTGCGCCGCCAGCGGCCTGCACATCCTTGAGGGCTTGCGCCTGCTTCTGTAGAGCCTCGGTCACGAGGCTGCGCCCCGCGTACTCTTTTTGCAGTCCGTCCAGAACCAACTGGGCACGCTGCCCTGCTGCCTGCGTCTGCACGTAGGCTGACTGGAGGTCCTGATTACGGCGCTGCGAGCCGACCGCGTTCTGCAAGCGGTAGACATTCGCCTCGGCGGCCTGCTGCTCAGGGCCGTTTACTGCCGTCTCGCCGAACTGCGGTCCCGACCCGCCAGCGGCGGCCTGCTGCGCGGCGGCGAGTTCTTCCTGCGGCGTTTGCGGTCGGCCGATACCTTCGGCTGCGTTCTTCGCGTCGATCGTCGCGTTCTTGACCGCGAGCCACGCTGCCTCGATCAGTCCGACGTTAGCGACCGCGTCCTGACTACGGCTTTGCAAAGCGCTGGCGTATGCGTCGGTTGCGGCCTGCACGGCGCCCACTGCGTCGCCTTGCTTCTGCAGCGCGTCGATCTGGTCAAAGACCGCCAGCGTCAGGTAGTGGTACTGGTCGTTCAGCGCGGCCGACGCCTTTACCGGGTCTTCCTGCAGCTTGACGAAGTCGGCCACGACCTTGTCGACGGACTGTCCGGTCTCGTCGGCGAATGAGACTGCGGCCGGCCCGATCGTGGCAATCTGCTGCGCCGTGAAGCGGCCCGACGCCGCCAGTTTGGTGAACGCCTCAATAGCCGTGTTCGTATTCTGCCCTGCGGCGCCGAGCGCCTGCGCCATCTGGAGCAGATCTCCAGCTGACTTGCCCGCGAAGTTTCCCGTCGTGATCAGGGAGTCGTTGAGCGTGTTGAACTGTTCAGCGCCTTTGACCGCCGCGAAGCCGAGCAGGCCCACGGCGATGGTCACCGGGTTGAGTGCGAGGCTCAACAGGTTCGTGAACGAGAGCAGCCGCGTGAACGAGGCGAACGCGTACGTCAGGCGCCCTTCCGTCAGTTCTCGGAAGATCACCAGCAGCTCGCGCGTGAAGCTTGATGTAGCTGTCACTCCGAGTGCCGCTGCGGCAGCCTCGGCTTCGATTGCGGCCGCCGCTTCGGTCGCGGCGGCGACTTCTGCCTTGCGCACGGTGATCGTGTCGGCGATGGCGGCCAACTCGTTCTGCTGCACCTGTGTGAGCCCGGCCACTTGCGCGTCGTAGAGAGCAAGTCCCTCCCGGCTCTCGGTCAGAGCCACGAGTTGCCTCTTGAGCGCCGCCTCCATCTTCTCAAACGAGGCAGTGAGCGCGTCGTTATCGGCTGTGGACGTTCCGGTGCCCAGTGTCGCCGCCTGGGACGCGGGCGACATGGCCGCACTCTGCGCGTTGATCGTCGACTGCCGAGCCGAGATTGCTCCACCCGCTTCCACCGATCCGTTAAGCGCAGACTGCGCTGCTTCTGCTCGTGTCGCGGCTGCCGCAACGTCGTCGATGCTCGCGGCATACTTCTCCGCGATGTCTGCCCCTTCGCTCTGCGACTGCTGCCAAGCTACTCCTGCAGCCGCGATGGCCTGGTAGCGCGCAGTGGCCGCCTCTTCGGACTCGCCCGCTGCGGCTGCCCCGCCACCGCCCGAGCGCGCGGACGCGAGCGCGGCACGTTGTTCCCCAAGCGCGGCGATGAGCGGCGCGGCCTGTTCGGTAATGCCTAGTTGCGCCGCCTTATATTCGAGTAACCCTTCGGTAGACAGGCCGATGGTCGCGATCTGGGTCTCAAGACTCTCGATGAACCGTTCCTGAGAGAGAGTCAGCCTGGCTTCTTCGGTGGCTGCAGCCGCCGTCGTGGCTGCAAGCTCGCGTTCGGCCTCGGCTGCAAGCGCTGCGGCTGCCGCCTGCGCCCGCGCCGCCTCCGCGCCGGCCGAGATCGCGCGGATAAACGGCGCAGCTTCTTCGGTCACGCCGAGCTGCGCGGCTCGGTATTCGAGCATCTGTTCCTTGGAATAACCAAGGGTCTCGACCTGCGTGCGCAGGCTGGAGACAAAACGCTCGCCAGCGGCCGTTGCGGCCTCTGTGGCGGCATAGTAGGCGGCGCGCTGTACGGCTTCGGCCTGCAACTGGCTGAGCAGCGCGGCCGACGTGGTGATCTGCTCGGTCTGTGCGGCGGTGGCGCGCGCGGCCTGCGCGTTGTACGAGGCAATGGCCGCATCGGTCGCATTGAACAGGTCGATCTGCCTCTGGAGCGACGCGATCAATCGCTCGGCGGCTGTGCTGGTGGCCGTAGTGGTCGCGGCGGCCTGGGTCTGAGCGGCTGACGCGGCTGTTTGAGCGGCAGCGGCTTGCTGGGTTGAGCCAGCAAGCCGGGAGTTTGTTTCAGTGGCGCGGTTGCCTGCGCCAACGAACGCGTCAAGATCGGCAGCAGCTTTGACAGCCGACGTCGAGTCGATTGAAACGCTAAGCGCCGCGATGTCGGTCATCAATCTTCCCGCTTTTCTTGAGATACGCGAATTCTAACTGAATCGATCCGCTTTATCGCCTCGACTTCCCACGGTGCAAGGTCCACGCGCTTGAGTTGAGTCCAGGCCTGGATCTCGCTGTAGCTCAACGGGTTCAGACCGAACCCGTTTCCCCCGCGTCCTGCATCGAGTTCGCAGAACCAGATCCACAGATACACCATTGCGTCAGGCATCTCGGGGATGTCTGCCAGTTGTTTCGGCTTGCGCCGCGTCTGGCGTTCGATCGACTCGTAGTGACTGCGCAGCGATGTCCCGTCTTTCTGGATCGCTGCGAGGCGAAACTCTGCCTCGCAGTGCGCGAGAGTCTGCTCGATCAGCGTTTCAAAAAATTGGCCTGCTCCTCGGCGGCGGCCAGCACCTTGGCCCGCAATGAGGCGTTGCCTGCGTAGAGCGCCTTGACGTTTGCCGGCGTGAACGCGTACTCAGCGCCTGCGTTCGTGAGGCCGAACCAGCCGACCGTGACCGCGATCGCGAGTGCGACGTCGGTCGATTCGCGCTGGTCCAGAAACTCCTCAGCGTCGGAGTCTTTCTTGAAATCGAGCGGCCGGCCGCGCAGCGAAGACTTTTTCAACTGCACGCGCGCGAGCTTGCGATCGGCTTCCTTGTACGCCTGCGAGTTCTTGCTGAGGATCGTGATGCCCGCGATCACTTCGCCTTCAGCGTCAAAGCCGACCGGAATGTCGTAGGTCACATCGGTGCTCACGCTCAGGCCGACGTCGAACCCGATCGCATTCTGTTTCGGTTGCTCGACCGGCGCGGAGCCGCTCATGTCCAGATTTTCTTCCATCAGATTCCCCGTGGGTGGTTAGTGGGTGTCCTCGCTGGGACGCCGGGAAAGGTCTGGTTTCCCGCACCTCCGCACTGGGTGCGCGGTGTTCTGCCTCGCCGGTGGCCTGCCGACTTTCTGAACTAGCGACCGAGCGAGGACACCCTGAAGCCCCCATTATAGAGGGCTTTCGTTGTTTTAGCCAAGCGCGGTCGGCGAGCCCGTCGTCGAGATCGTCGAATCCTGGATCGACATCGTCGTGACGAGCGAGCCCGGGACCGGCGAAATGTTGTTCAGCAGCGCCACGAACGGCACCGTCTGAACGATACCCACCTGGCCGTCGTTCTTCGTCGCGCCATTGAGCTTGCAGCGCGGGAAGGTGTAGACCTGGAAGGCGGCGTTCGGCGTGTTGTCAGCGGTGAGGGCAACCACGATCGACACTTCTTCTTCATTGAAGAACGCGGACTGGAAAGTCTCGTCTTCGAAGTAGGCCGACATCGTGCCCGTCACGTCCATCGAGCCCGGGAAAATGTCCGGTGCCACGTTGGAGCCCACCACGTCGCCGCTCGTCATGTTGCCGTTGATCGTGAAGTCGATCGAAGTCACCACGGCGATCTGCTGGCCGCCCAGGAACATCGCACCGTTCACGGCCGCGAGAATCTGCCCGGTCGATGCCGGTGCGGGGTTCGCGAAGTACTGTTGGGTGCCTTCCGTCGCGTTGATGCCAAGGATCGGGAAGTCGACGGTCGCGAGACCGGTCGAGGGCAGCTTCACCGCCATCTGGCTCACGCGGCAACCGACGAACAGTTCGCTCTGACCGATGTCGGAGTAGAAGTGCTCGATGGTGTACGAGTCGCGTGTCTGGCCCGAGAGCGGCATCCACGTTTTCGATCCCATCACCGCGCAACTCACCGCCGCGCTCGCCGAGTCGGCTACGATCAGCGAGCCGTCGAGGAAGATGCCGTTCAGCGCGAGCGCCGTGATGCCTGTGATGAAGAAGTTGTTCGCGTTGTTGCCCGTGCCCGTCGTGAAGCCCTCGAACTGGACCACGTCGCCCAGCATGTAGCCATCGGTCAGGAACGAGCCGGCCGAGCGGGTGAACTGCTGCGTCAGCACCGTGCCTGCCACGGCGTCGATGGCGGTTGCAGCGGTTGAGCCTGCCTTCTGCCACGCCTGGCGCATAACCGAAGCCATGAACTGCTGCCACGTGCCCACCGACAGTTCGTCGGAGATCGTGCCCGTGACCGAGCGCGTGCCGTGGCGAAAGTCGGAGAACTGATAGTCCGGGCGGATCTCCGTCGACTTGTAGGTCTTCTTCGCCAGGTCGACGTTGCTGGATGTGCGGCGCATCAACTGGCCGCTGGTGTTCAGTGCGGGCGTCGCAAAGGTGGTTTCCTTTGCGATGGTGAGTAGTTTCGATACGCCGACTGCGATCAAACCCATGAACCTTCCCCTGTAAAGTACGTACTTTCGCGCGATTCTACACTAGAGCGCCAAGATTAGGCGGCGTTCTGGTAGTCCTCCCACAATTCGCCTCGGATAACACTCGACATCGTGCTGCTGGAGACTCCGAACTCTCTCGCGAGGGCGCGTACTCCGTTAACCGGGTCTCGTGGTACGTACCTACTGCGCGCTTCCCTCACTTTTTCCAAAGTTAGTGGGGACTCCTCGCGTCGCTTCTCAGACATCTTTCTGGTATACGCCGGGTCCGAGCATTTTTTACGCATTCTCACAGAGTGCTCGCGAGCTAGGCTAGGAGTCTCATCGTGCGCCTTCTTAGCTCTCCTGGACATATCTTCCAGCGAGACTGGATTTTCGTAGAACACTTTCAACTTGTTTGAGTGTCTCTCCACGTGGTCCGGATTTGCTTGCAAAAACTCCGTTTGCGCCGCTCTAGCTCTCTCCCGGTTCGCGGGATCGCTGTAGTGCTTTTTCAGTTTTTCCGAATGCTGGCGTCCCGCGTCGGGGTTTCTCGCATAAAACTGCTTCTTCAGATCCGAAGCCGCTAAACCGATTGCCGATCTGAGCCATCCGTACTTTTTGTTCCTTGGGATGGCCGCAGATCTGTCGGGGATCTGGAAATCCAACATCGCCTTAACTGCCGCCACAAGGCCTCGGCTGCTTGGGTGCATCCTCATGAGCAGCAGGTGAGCTACCAGATGTTCTGGGGCCGTCAGAGTAGCGATGTTGCTTTTTCGGTTAGAGCCGCCAAGGCATCTTGGGAGCACGTGGTGCTTTTCTGTGTACCCTTCGGGCACCTCTCTGCTTCGTGCCCGCTCCATTAACCGCTCATAAATAGCCGCGTAATTCATTCTCTCGCCTCAGTGTGACAGGTCAACCGAAAACGTCCTGCCTGTAGCGAATCCGCACCGGTATGAAGAAAAACCCGTTCTGCGTGTTGATGCCTTTGGCCCGCGAGCCGGTCTGATCGATGTTGATGATCGTACCGTTCTGCGTCATGCCGCCGCGAGGAAACAGCGCGATCAGCCCGTCTGCGATAGCCTCCGCGAGTGCCGGCCCTGCATCCTGCACGCCGTACACATTGATCTGGTAGAAGCCCACCAGCCGCTCGCCTATCGCGCCCATCCACGGGTTCTGCGAGGGCGCGGGCGCCATGAAGCACTCGATGTACATCGTACCAGGCGACGGCGTATAGGTGACGTTCTCCCACGCGATGGGCAGCGGGGCTTCCTGCCCGCTGGCGAACGCGAGGATACGTGTTTCGAAGGCTTCCCGGATATCTGCGTTCATATTTTCAGTTTTGCGATGGCCGGATTTACGAACGACTCCACCCACTCAATCGCGGTGATCAGGATGACACCCGACGGCGCCTGCGTCGAAAAGCCGTTGACTGTCTTGCCACTATTGCGCTTGTTGCCGTGGATGTTGGTATAGAGGCCGTATTCGATGTGCGGCATGTAATCGAGGCAGTTCGTTATGTACCCTTTATACCCCGCCGGCACGCTGCGGATCTGCGCGCCCATGGCGTTCGCTGTATCGCTGCCGCCTGGCGAAAGGTCGCGCAGGGAGTAGTCCGCTTCCGAGCCCTCCACGCCAACCGTGAACTGCCAGTTCGCCCGCAGCGCGGTGGTGTCTACCGGTGTGCGCTCGACGAGGGCCGCCGCAATGCCGGCCGTCGCCTCCTGCACGACCGTGTCCATATTCGCGACGGCTCTGTCGCGAAACGCCCTGATCTGTGACAGGAAGTCGTCGGCCATATCCTTACGTCGTCGAGACGCCTCGCACGTGGCACTCGTGAACGACGGGCGTCGCGCCGCTCGGGTCGATGGTGGTGCTCGCCTCAATGCTGTAGACGACGCCGTTCGAGTCGATGATCTGGTCGTCCGTCTGGGGCATGGGCATCGCCACAGGCGCGCCGTTGAGCGTCGCATTCAGGCCGAGAAAGAGGCGCTTGTCGCCCTGCTGGATCTCAGTGCCGCGCACGGTGGTCACCGAGGGCGAACTGAGGGAAAAGTCCACGAGCGCGCCCTGACCTACATACAGCGTCTGTGTCGCGGTGTTCTTGCCCTGCGTCGGATCGTAGGACGACGGCCCCTGCTGCACGAGCGTGATCGGCTGCCCGTACTTGAGCAGGTTGGTGATCGTCGTCTGCTGCAGACGCGAGTAGAGGCTGGAGAGTCCGGTCATCAGGTCACCAGGGGATGATGGTTGCGCAGATCATTGTACGCATGAGCGGACCCCACGGCGTACTCTTGAATGTGCCGGTGGTCGCGTCGAAATAGTTCATAGCTTTCCAACCCACCTTCAGTTGCAGCCATGACCAGCCGAGTTCGATGTTGAAGTATCGACCGTTGGTAGCGATAAACGTGGTATCCGTCCCGCTTACGGAGTAGTGCAGCACCTTCCATTGCGCTGGATCGAATGGGATGCCGAGCGAATAGTAGCAGAAACTGTAAGCTGGATTTCTCCACAGCCACCGTACCCTAAACCACCACAGGCTTAGTCCCGTCGGGGTCGCTTCACTGTGTGCGAAATAGCCGCCCTGCCACCCGGCATCCAACGTAGCGTCGAACGTTCCCGCCCATGCCAGCCATGCCGGCAGTGTGCCGTCGGCTCGGCACAGCGCTGCAATGGCTGGCGCGAGCGGGTAGACCGCCAGCGTAACCACGAGTTGTAAAGCGGTCATGACGAGGTATATCAGATAGATCATTTTTTCCCCTTACGTTTCTGTTTTTTCTTCAACTCGTCGTACGCGTTGAACAGGCTCTGACACATGCGCTGCACGCAATACGCCTTGAATTCCGTACTCGGCCGGTCCTCGCCCAGTTCTTGCATCACGTAGTCGGTGAGGTGGCTCACCTCATGCGCGATCGTCGCGAAGATCTGGTTCTTCGTGAGATCGGTGCGCTCCGAGATGCAGACGATCGCAGCGTGCTCTCCGTCGCCTTGATTATCAAAGCGGTGAACGGTCGCGCCCGAGGTCGGCCGGTACAGGTACGGAGTCCTGTCTTCCGGTTTGATCTTCAGGCGGTCGAGCGCCTTTTTGTACTGCTTCTCGGTGACGCACAGGCACAGGTTGAACGGATTGGTGATCAGCGAGCGGTCAATCCAACGACCCCCGCTCACAGCTTGACCGCCATGACGGAGGCCACCGGCATGTTCTCGCCCACTACCGTGAGCGCCACCGCGCCGCCCGTGTTGAGCGTCATCATCTCCTCGGGCGTCGGCTTCCAGAAGGAGATGTTCACCGGCTGGCCGTTGGAGTTGGTTTTCGTGAACGGCAGCGCGGTTGCGCCGTCGCCCAGTTTGTGGGTGCTGGTGTGGTGCTGGACGGGCTTCATGTGGGTTCTACCTCGATTGCGACGGGTGGCATGCCAGCGCCGATCACCCACAACGCGATCAGCGCGCCTTCCTGCAACGCGCGGACCTCCTCGGGTGACGGACGCCAGAACGAGATAATCGCGTCGTTGCCTTCAAGCGTGGTGCGCGTGACCGGCAACGCGCTGACCTGCGTGGTCGACTGATCCCAGCCTTTGGGGGCGCCGAGAACGTCGTTGTTGGACGGGTGCTGGGTGCGGTGCATGTTCGTCTACCCGATCCGGTTGATCCGCGTGGTCAGGCCGTTGGTGCCGTCCAGATACGGATTGAGCATCAGATCGACCTGGCGGTAGCGGCGATACTGCGGCGACATGCGGTCATAGTTCACCTGGATCGGGCCGACCTTTTCCACGAGCGTGCGCTGATCCAGATCAGGCCACAGCGACGAGTTGGTCTGCGCGAGAACCGCTGCGCGCCACGCCAGTTCGATGTTCGCATTGACCACTTCCTGCGGCACGACGTTCGCCGGGAACGTGTACGAAAGACGCTGGTCGACGAAAAAGCTCGCCGTGTCTTTCAGGATCACGCCGATGCGCGGCCAGTCGAGCGACTGCCCCGGCAACCACGAGCCCGGTGTGCCCTGAAGCGCAGGGTTCGGGATCGCAGCGGGCTGCACGCGCAGACCCAGCCAGCGCATCCGGTAGACGCCTGTCATGTACTGGCATGCCTGGATCAGGAACTGCTCCTGAAGCCCTTCGGCCAGCGTCGCCCAGACCGCATAACCGACGTTCGCGCAGTAGGTGGCAGCCTGCTCCACCGTCGCGTACGAGTTAGCGTTCTGGACGATCGAGCCGTCCTCGACGATGATCGTGCCGGTTGTCACGTGGTCGGGACTCCTGCGGCGCCGGCGGTCGTGGCGTCTCCCGCGCCCATGGCCTTGATCGCGGCGAGCGCGGCTTCGTCAGAAGCGAGTTTCGCATTCGCTTGGGCTTCGGCAGCGGCTTGACTTGCTGCGTTCGCGGCTTCGGTCGCCTGCGTCTGTGCGAGCGTGGCGGTCGCCTGCTTTTTCATGGCCTTGCGGCGGGCAGTCTCGGCGGCTTC